GAAAAACCATATCCCCCTTGATATTCTGTTCTATTTACCGTCATACCTCCCAAAGCATTTTTAGTAGCTTGTAAACCTTGCTGTCTTAATTTTAATGCTGTATCTCTAATATACATAGCTATACCAAAAGACATTACTAAATCATCGTTATACCCACTTTGTGCTTCTGCCCTATTGTTTTTCCATATAAAGGTTTTCATTTCTTCTATCAATCTTTTTGATTGTATCGTTACTCCTTTATCACTAATATATTCTTGAAATTTACCTATTACCATAGGACGTGTTCTAGAGGACATTGTGAAACCAGCTACCATTTTTGAATGGTCTTGATATTTGTCAAAATACGAATTAGCATTTGGGGAGTCACTCTTTTGTGAATAGTAAAGGTTAGGATATTGCCTATCTAAAGCAACTTGTATAGTTGCCCAACCTATATTAGCATTTTCTATTACTAACATTGCTTCATTATATTCAGTAGCTAAACCAACTAATAAATGTCCATACTCTTTTGTACCTAATTGTCCCTTATATTCAGCAACTTGTACATTATTTGCAACATCAATTACATGACAAGCTGAATAGTCTTTTCCATCACCACGAGCAACATCTGCTACTACTACATAATCTCTTGTATAGTCCGGTGATTCCCAGACCCATAAATTTTGGTCTGCTCCTCTTCTTTCCATAGGATCTTTTATATAAGTTTTTTCATAAAAGTCTATATATTCAGGATAAAATATAATATCACCAGAGGTACTAAAATCACAATCACATTCTTGTGCTGCCATTCTAGGATCACCCAGTAATTCATCTTGTGTATCTCTCCACTTTTGGTCTCTTTCTGGATGGACATACCAGGGGAGTTTTATAGGTAAAAATTGATTTTCTCTATTTTCTGCTCTAACCCATGTTTGATGAAACCAATTTCCAGTACCATAAGGAGTAGATAATGCTATACAACCACCACCAGTTGCTAATGTTTGTTGAGCTGAGGCCCAAATTTCCCCAATATTATCAATAAAAGCTGCCTCATCAATTAATAGTAAAGATACTGCTTCGGATCTACCTGCATCACTTGAGGCTGATGTTGCTTTAATTTGTGATCCATTTGCTAATCGTAGGGTTAATTTATTATTTTCAGGGGCATCTATTTTAAGCCATGAAGGTAAGTTTTCATACATGAATTTTACCTTTGTTACCATGTTTTTGGCTGTTTCTTGCTTAGTTGCAATACAAAGGATATTTTTATCCTTATGAAATATCATTAACCATAATGAATAACCCGCGCCTAAAGTAGAGATACCTAGCTGTCTAGATTTTAATACTACACTATATGGGTTTTCTTGGAATAACGTTAATACTTTTTCTTGGAATGGATATAAATTAAACTGTATACGTCCACGCTGTGGGTGCTGTATATAACAGTATTTACGCATAAAGTGTACTGGGTCTTGAGCACATTTTAGATATTCTTGACGTATTACTTTTTTTAAATCAGACATACTATTTTACTAAAAATATAGCAGCTAATACAGCTACCACTCCAGCCCCGGCTGTTAGTTTATTTTTAAATTTTTGTTTTTTAATTTCAAACTTTAATTTATCATTTAACTGGTATGTTGTTTCTAATTGAGAATCTTTTGTATTTAATATAGAATTAAAATTATTAATTTGAAAATTAAGATTACTAATAACACTATCTTTTAATATAACTTTATTTTCTAGTAAAGAATACTTTGTTGTTATTAAATTTAATTCTTTTTTAAAACCATCTCCAGTTATTAAATCTTTAATTACTAGACGAACTATTGGTTTTTTTAGTTGAATCGAGGTACTGTCTATATCGTTCTGCGAAAAACTGTTCAAGCTCATCATCCCCAAAAGAATCAACATTATTAACTTTTTCATTTGTTTGTCTTTTTAATGTAACTATTTTGATATCTTGTTTACTAATTTCCTGGTCTAATTTATTTATTTGGAAATTTAGTGTATCAATTTCTAATGTTAATTCCTCATTTATACTATGTAAAGAATTAATTTTACTTTCTAAAGCTTCTATTTTATTATTATATTCATTAATGTATTTATCTTCATTTGAAGAGTACATATTAATTAAATAATAGACACCCAAAAATACTATAGCAATATATAAAAACCTTTCCTTAGATGACATTATATCTTCTTTTTATCTAGAATACTTTCTAATTCTTTTTTTAGTTTAGTTTTTGCCTTTAAGGTTTTTACTAGTTTTTCTTTTTCTTCACCTTCAGCTTTAGAATATTTTTTAGCTAATGATTTCATCTCACGAGTTAATAATGCCAATTCTTCTTTTGCTTTAGCTAAACCCTTAGTTTTTTTAATATCGGATTTAGTTGGTTCTTTATCTTCATCTTCTTTTATAGAAGTACCATCAACATATCTAGGATTTTTTAAAGCTCCTCGATCAGCTAATCTTTTAGCAGCAGAATTTTGACTGGATTTGTAAACAGCATCATATGCTTTACCAATATCACCACCATATAAATTATCAGTGATTTTTTTACCTAACTTTCCTAATTGGTCTTGAGTTAGGGTATGTTCTTTTCCAAATCCTTCTAAATAAAATTGACCTATATCTTCATAGTCATAAGTAAAATCTTTCATTAGTGGTGTTGCATCTTCTTCTATACCTGCTTCTTTTTTGGCTGCATCTAAATCTTTAACTGCTGCAGTTAATTCTTTAGTTTTTTCAATTTCAGCTTTAGTATCTTCAGATAATGTAGAGATTATATTTTCTCTAATATAATTTTTTAATTCTGATTTTTTCATTATAATAAGGTTTTATTATAAATATGTTAAAGACTAGTAATATTCAATATTTGTTGAATTCGTTCTTCTGTGGAACCAGATATTTTTTCTACTGTATTGCATTTATGACCATATCTTTTAATTAGTGTTGTAATAGTAAAATCAATTAAATCTCTATAGTGTTCATCTGTCTCACGTATACCATTATCTTCAATTTCTATTCCATGGGGAGATATATAAAATATGTAATCATATTCTCTGACAAATTCACTAGCATATGTTTCAAATGCTTCTTTATCCTGGTAAGGGATTGATTTGGCATTCATAGTAAATGCCATAACATCAAATACAGTTCTATCTGTGATAATATTATCTTGAATTAATTCACCACAACGTTCAGCTAAAAATACCGTTTGACCCTTTAATGTTGAGTCAGTATTCAAAGGAATACCTAATGACATTAAATGTTGACTACGTTCAGTAGCAAAATTATAATCTTTAAATTGTGGTAATTCTTTTAAGGCATTAACCAATGTCGTTTTACCTACGCTCATTGTACCGCATAAACCTATTTTCATATTTTAGTTTCTATAATCTGAAAGATGTGCTTTCATTGATTGGTTTTTATAATAAGGTAACCCTTCTCTTTGTTGTCTAATTTCACTCCACTCTTCCTTAGTATGTTTTATACCATATAAATGATATTCAGCATTTTTGTTTTTACCTTCAGGAATTAAAGCAGGACCATCCCAATTATGAAGTTTATTATCCCACACATAAGCGATAGTACCATCTGCTTTTTTTAATTTTTTACTTTGTGGAAATGGTGTTTTTTCTGATTTAGCCATAGTTTTTTATTTGTTATTAATATACGAAATTTATTTTAATTCTCCAAAAGTGTTTCAGCAACATATGTCCCTTGTGCTCCTGATACTGTTATACCTCTAGCTGATAAAGCATCTCCAACAAAATGAATATTAGGATATTTTGTTAGGCTTAAATCCTCATAGTTAACTAGGGGTTCTGGGGATAAATATTTTACTTCTGGTATATAAATACCCCAATCATCTTCTAATGTTGGGAATACTTTTTTCATATCTTCAATAAAATGTATAATATATTTAAAATAACCTTCCATAGCAGGTTCTACAACATGAGATAAGGTATCAATACCAATTTGTCTTGAACTTACTTTATTACCTTCAGAGGTGTTGGAGGGTTGACGAGTATATTTTGGTGAATAATATAAACCAGTACCATTTGCTTGTAATTTTTTAACTACATCTCTTGACCAATCAAATGGTTTATCAATGCCTTGTACTTCCATTAATATACCAAAATTGGTCATATCATTCCTAAATGCTTCATCCTTTTTAGCATGTCCATTATATGAATGATTTCCATATGTTTCTTCTACTGCTACATAGGCTGCGTTATTGTTAGTACAGAAAGAACGTAATGATACACCTTTGTCTTCATATTTTCTATATAATTTGAAATCATATGAGATATCAATTAGTTTTTGAAAGTGTTTTTGAGGTGCTTCAAATCGAACACCTATTTGTACTGGTTTTGGTTCAGTTGGTAAATCATACTTTTCAGCTAATTGCTTACCAAAATCAATACCTGATTTACCTACACCAAATATAAGTTTATCATATTTACATTGTAAAGATAACTTTGGGTTTTCACATACAGCTATTAATTCTTGATTATCAAAATCAATATCAATTACTTTATGTTCCCAGTGAAATTCTACACCACCATCAACTAAAAAGTCATACCAATTTTTACCTATTTCATGTAAATAATCTGTACCAACGTGCCATACTGGAAATAATCTTAATCCAAAATATGGTTTAATAAAATCTGGTTCTGCTATAGGATTTGAACATTGTACTTCTTCTGGTTTAGGATGAAAACGTTTAAAATTATCTATTACCTGATCAAATAATTCCATTGCTTTTTCTTCACCACAATATTTAGATAATTGTCCACCAATT